TGCTCAGCAGGAGCCTGAAATGCTGACCAACACTGACGCAACCCTCTACCACCGCCGTTATAATCCAGTTACCCGTCTGGATGAATGGGGGTGTACATACATCCCGGCTATTTGGTGGTATGAGGCAGAACAGTCCAGTGTCACCACGGAAGGCAGGAAGACCGCGGACACTTTCACGGTCCGCATCCCAGATATAACAGTCCTGGTGAAAAAGGATGATTACCTGGTAAAAGGGCAGTGCAGCGTGCAGATGAAGACGGCGAAAGACCTGGCCGGCACAGAACACTTCAAGGTGTCGGCGGCAAATTATAACCGGTACGGAGGAAATCCGCACATCAAGGTGACAGGGGGTGCATGATGGCAGAGACCAGGAAAACGTTCCAGATCCGGCAGCCGCAGGACGTCCGTTACAGCGGACATGGCAGCGGCGGATTCACAGCAAGCCTAGAATGGGATGCCGGGCTTGCAGCAAGGCTTAACGGAAATCTTGCCAGGGCACAGACCTACGTGGATCAGACATGTATAGACCGTATGGAACCGGAAACACCGTTCCGGAGCGGTGTACTGAGGGAAGCGGCAACGCTTGGCACGGTTACCGGTTCCGGTCTGATCGTGCAGTCCACACCATATGCCAGAAGACAGTACTATGAGCACAAAAAGCAGTCCAAATGGTTCGAACGTATGAAGAACCGGCACAAGGACAGTATCCAGAAGGAGGCGGGTAAAATTGCATGCGGAAAGTAGCATCATCGAGAGCATCCGCACATTCTTCCTGACCTGTCCGTTTTTACATGACGGCCGGGTCAACGTGGATTACCTGGGGGAGGAGATGAGTTATTCCATCGACCCGCTCCCATGTGACCCGGTGATCCAGAAATATGTGGATGGCGGGAAAAAGAAACAGTACCAGTTTGCGGTCTGTTCCAAGGAAGTCTATGACGAGGACGCCAGGGTGAATATCGAGAACAGCGGCTTCTACCAGGAGCTTCAGGAGTGGCTGGAAGAGTCCTCGGACAATGGGAAACTTCCGGAACTGGCAAACGAAAAACAACATGCAACAGCAGTTGAAACATTAAACAGCGGTTACCTGTACGATGCCGAAGCTAATCTTGCTACGTATCGTATCGAGTGCCGCTTAATTTATGAACAGGAGGCTTAAATTATGACAGGAAAAAATAATAAAACGAAATTAGTCAAGAGAACCGGCAGGGTGTCCTTCTACGGCGTACCGGCCAACGATGGGGCAGAGCCAACAGAATTTACCCGTATGGAGAAGTTCACGACACTTTCAGAGTCCAAGAACCCGACCACCTATGAACGCCAGTACGTGGACAAGGATTCCAGCGACAGCGACGTGACCGGTTACGGCACCTCATGGTCCTATAACTTCGACATGCACGAGAATAACCCGATCCTGATGGACATCGCATCCGTGCACGATGACGAGCTGACCGGGGAGACCAGGAACATCGTGGTCGTGGACTTCTTCGACAAGGGCGAAGCGACCAAAGAGGATGAATTCGTGGCAAGAAAACGTGAGTTCTCCATCCTCCCGGATGCATCCGGTGACGGAACCGATGCACTGCAGTATTCCGGGTCGTTCGGCGTGAAGTCCGAACCGGTCAAGGGCTATGCCAAGGTTGCGGCAGACGGCAAGAGCTGCACGTTCCTGGATACACCGACCGTCTGATGATCCATGAACCCATTGTATGAACCACTGCCGAAGAAAGTAGAGGTCGGGGGGATCCCCTACCCGGTCAAGACGGACTTCCGGGCAGTGCTGAAGCTGATCGGGGAAGTGAAGCAGGCAGGGGAGCCGGGCAGCCGGCTCTTCCTGATCCTGCGGTTATACAAAAAAGAGATTCCGCCGGACATCCAGGGGGCCGTCCAGGCAGTCACGGATTTCATTGCCGGCATCCGGTCAGCAGAAAAGGGAAAAGAGCGTGAAGGCAGTGGAAAGCAGACGTTCAGCTATGAGAAGGATGCACCGTATATCGTCAGCGATTTCCGGAACTATTACGGCATCGACCTGCTGGCCTGTAAATATCTGCACTGGCAGAAGTTCCAGATGCTGCTGGAAGGCCTGCCGGATGATTCCGGCACGAAAATCCGCATCGGCTACCGTTCGATCGATGCCGGAAAAATCAGGGACAAACAGGAACGCCAGCGGATCCAGAAGATCCAGCGGGCAATATCCCTGGAAGACGAGCGGGATGAGGAACAGATCGGTGACCTGTTCGCGGCTGCGATGTGGGGAGACTGATAAGAAGATGGGAGGCAGGAAATGGCAGACGGAACACTAAGATTTGACACTGAGATCGACGAAAGTGGATTCCAGAAAGGCTTAAAGCGGATCGAGCAGGCAGCGAAGGGTGCAACGCAGCAGACTGCCTCCGATGCACAGGATGCGGCAAAACAGGCAGAGCAGGCCGTTTCCCAGGCGGCAGATGAAGCAGGGAAAGACGCAGAAAAAGCGGCGAAGCAAGTAGTTAATACGCTGGAAGAGATACAGGATGCGGCAGAAGACGCGGCGGATGCGATTACAGATGCGGCAGAAGATGCCGGGCAGGATGCTGCAGAGTCCGTGCAGGACGCTGTGGACAACATTGTGAAATCTGTGGAAGAAGCAGGCGAGAGTGCAGCGGAAGCAGTAGAGGATGCCATGTCGGACGTTGTGGACAGCGTTTCGGATGCGGCAAAAGACGTGGGAGACAGTGCCTCTGACATAGGCGACAGCATCGGGGACGGGTTCGAGGAAGGGACAGACCAGGCAAGTACAGCCATTGATGCCCTTGCACAGGCTCTGGTAGCTGCCGGGGTAACGGCATCCGTGAAAGCGATCAAGGACGCACTCATGGACTGCACGCAGGAAAGCACGGAGTTCAAAACGGCGATGGCCAAGGTTGGCACGATCGCAGACGAAACCCAGGAGCCGCTCGGTGATATGCGGAATGAGATCCTGGCATTGTCCGGCGAAACCGGAAAGAGTGTCGAGGAACTGGCAGAAGCGGCCTACCAGGCCATTTCTGCATCGGTAGCGACCGAAAGTGCGGTGAATTTTGCCAGCAAGGCAAATAAACTGGCTGTCGGTGGGTTTTCCGACACCACGACCGCCGTGGACATCCTGACGACCGCCATCAACGCTTATGGTATGTCAGCAGATGATGCGGCGAAGATCTCAGACGTCCTGATCACAACGCAGAACCTGGGCAAGACATCCGTTGCACAGTTAGGTGCAAGCATGGGCATGGTCATCCCGCTGGCGGCGGCGTACAACATGGATCTGGAAGACCTGTCGGCAAGTTATGCACTGCTGACGGCCAACGGTACGCAGACCGCCCAGGCGACGACCTACGTCAAGGCGGCCCTGAACGAACTTGGGAGCACAAGTTCTGTTGTCGGCTCAACGCTCAAGAAGAAAACCGGCAAGACCTTCGCCGAACTTATGGCAGAGGGCAATTCCCTCGGGGACGTTTTGCAGGTACTGGCGGACAGCGTGGACGGTGACACGACCGCATTCAACAACATGTGGTCAAGTTCCGAGGCCGGTGTCGGCATGCTGTCCATCCTGAACAGCGGAACGTCCAAATACAACAGCCTGGTGCAGGCGATGGAAGGAAGCACCGGGGCGGCGACTACCGCATTTGAGAAGATGTCAGAAACCGGGGAATTTGCCCAGCAGCGTTTCCAGAACGCCACCGAGAACCTGAAGATAGCGATCGGGGATGAGCTTGCACCGGTGCTGATGGAACTCCAGCAGAGCGGGGCAGATGCGATGGAATGGGCAACGGAGTTTGTCAAGGAACACCCGGAAGTTGTGGCGGCAGTCACGGCACTGGCGGCAGCCCTTGCAGTGCTGGCAGCGGCACTGGTCGGTTTGCTGGTCGTTCAGCAGGTTACAACAGCATTTACGAAGTTTTCAGCAGCACTCCTTGCGAATCCAGTCGGTGCGGTGGCAGTAGCCCTTACAGCCCTTACAGCCCTTACAGCGGCGGCCGTTGCATTCGGTGCGGTCATGAAAGACCGGACATCGGAGTCAGTAAAGAACCGGAAGGCGATCGATCAGTGCAAGGATTCCTACGATGAGCTGAAAGACAGCATGGAAGAGCATGCGAAAGAGAGAAAAGAAAGCATCAAAAGTGCGAAAACAGAAGCGGCTACCTACCAGAACCTTGCGGACAAACTCTACGATCTGGCGGATAAAACAAATAAAACAGCCTCAGATAAAGCACAGATGAACACGATCGTCGACCAGCTCAACGGAGCCATGCCGGAGCTTGGACTTTCCATTGATGAAACAACCGGGGCACTGAACAGGGAGAAATCCGCAGTGGATGCCGTGATCGATTCCATGAAGCAGCAGGCACTTGCAAATGCTTATCAGGAACAGGCAAACAAGGCGGCTTCTGATCTGGCAGAGGCACAGATCCAGCTGTCAGAAGCGGAAGAAGTGCTCAACGACCTACGGTCACAGGCAGTAAAGAAAATCAATGAACATAACGCTGCAGTACAGGATGGCACGGAATCCGTGCAGGAAATGGCGAGCAGTTACGCAGCGGCCGGCGAACCGGTCGATAAATATGCATTGCAGCTGAACGCCCTGAACGGCCAGATAAAAGAACAGAAAGAAGTCGTTGCCGGCTTACAGGGGACAACTTCGGAAGCAGATGAAAGATACAACAAAATAGCGGAGAAAGCTTACGAGTATAAAACCGCTGTTGAAGAATCAAACCAGGGCGTATCAGACTCCGCAACAGAAATGTCTGACGAGGTCAAACAAGCCTACGAGGACATGAAAACGTCCATCCAGAACAGTCTGGAGGGTGCAACGGATGCGTTCAAGAAGTTTTCCGGAGGCGAAGAGATCGACAAAGACAAGATCATAGAGAATCTGGAAAGTCAGGCCAAAGGAGTAGAAGAGTGGGGACAAAACCTGAAAGCTCTTGCAGGTCGGGCAGGGGAGGGGATGACCAAAGAACTATATGATTACCTGGTCAAATTAGGACCCCAGAGTGCAAATCTGGTCAAATCCTTCACCCAGATGACAAGTGATGAATTACAAGATGCAGCAACGGCGTTTTCACAGGCTGGTGGTGAACTTTCAGAAGGCATTACGAGTGAACTGGCCACTGCATCTGCGAACTGGGAGAATGCAGGGCAGGAGATTGCCCAGAAGGCTGGCGAAGCCGGAGAGAAGAGTGGCAAGGAACATACGGAAAAGGCGAAAAGCGGGATCGAATCCGGCCAGAAGGAAGTCACGGAGGCGGCCAAGAAAGGCGGAGAGGAAGCCGGTAAAGTGTCGCAGAAAGCAACCGCGGAAGGAATCCAGCAGAATTCCGGGCAGGTGTCACAGGCGGCGAGCAGTTCCATCCGGAAAGCGGAAGACGCAGCACTGGGATATTACAACGGGTTCTATAACGTTGGTGCGAACCTGATGCGTGGAACCGTTGCCGGTATGACAGCCAATTCCCCGGCAGTCGAAGAAGCTGCAAGGGCAGCGGTCAGAAATGCAGTTACCGGGGCAAAAAAGGAAGGCAACATAAAATCCCCATCCCGTGTCATGCGTGACGAAGTCGGTGAGATGCTGGCGGCCGGTATGGCAGTCGGTATTGATGAAGGTAGCGGAGATGTTGAGAAGAGTGCCAGAAATCTCGCAAAAGTGTCTGTGGATGCCACCAAAAACGAACTGGGGATCCATTCCCCGTCCAAGGTTTTCAAGGACGAGATCGGTAAACACATCGTCGGAGGTGTGATCAAGGGCATTGAAGCCGAAGTCCCGAAGCTGAAAAAGACCATGAAAAAGATGTCCGAGGAAGCTGTCAAGGCAGCCGGTGAAGTGGATGCGGCAAAGGGCGGTTATTCCGATGCGGCGTCTGCGATCATGGAATCCATCACCAGCGGGCTTGATAAGCGGCAGGAGCTTCTGGTGTCGAAACTGGATAACAAGATTGACGGCTATGTGGATGCAGTTCTCAAGGAGTACGAAAAACAGGCCGAAGATATAAAGAAAAAGGCAGAAAGCAAGAAAAAAGAAGCAAGCAACACGAAGGACGCAACGCAGAAGAAAAAGCTTCAGGACGAAGCTAAGAAGCTCCAGGATGAAGCGAAACAGATCCAGAAGAACGCTAAAAAGATCAAGAACTATGCCAACAAATACACATCAACGTTCATGGATGCCCTGAAAGAAGGGACAGAGAAAGCTTACAGTAAGATCGAAGACGACTTGGACAAGAAGTTAGATGAGATCGCAGACAAGTACCAGAAAGCTTACGACAAGATCATCTCATTTCGGGACGACATGAAAAAGAAGATGTCAGAGCCGGCCAATATGTACGACCTGGACACCCAGCTGACACAAGTCGAGCGGTACCAGGAAGGTCTGAAAAAGCTCAAGGACAAGATACCGGAAAGCCTGATGGACCAGATCCTTGGCATGGACCTGAACGAGGCAGACAACTTCGTGGAGCACCTGAACGCAATGTCAGCGGAAGAACTGGCGGCGTACAAGGAGAAATGGGAACAGCTGCAGAGTTCGTCTAAAACCTTTTCGAAAGATTTCTTCGAACAGCGTCTGACAGATGTAAAAGCCGGATGGACGAAAGAAGTGGAAGAGGCAGCCAAAACCGCACAGGAAGCAGCCGAAGAAGCCGGAAAGAAGATCGCCAAGAGCCTGATCAAGAGTCTGAATGGCGAAAAAGAAACGCTGAAAAAATCCATGCGGGGCATTGCAAAGGATATGATCGAAGCGTTTAAAAAAGCGTTTGGGTTTGGAAAAGACGGCAAAAAAGCAGAAGGCAGCAAAACGACAGCAGAGGCAAAGGGCACTGGAACTGCAGTTTCGGGCAAGACATCAGCAAAGAAAAAGAAAACGACTGCCAAAAACAAAAAGGAAGAAAAAGAATGGCAGGTATACCGGGAAACAAAAGAATATGAAAAAGCCAGGAAGAAAATCGAGCAGGGCACCCAGGCGGAAATGCAGGCAGTCATGGCAGAAGTGGAAAGGATGCAGAACACAATTGCAAGCCTGGAATCCATGGGTGCAAGCCCGATGGTCAACGTGTCATCACCACAGATCAGCCTGGCAAATAATCAGCCGGTGCAGTTACAGGCTGAGATCCATACCACGGTCGACCTGGATGGAAGGACGGTGGGCAAGGCGGTCACACCATACGTCAATGAAAACATGAACACAATACGGAACCGGCAGAGGAGGGGAAGCTGATGGATGTACAGATCGGAAAGTATAAAATGGGCGATTTTGGGCTGAAACTGTTGGGTGTGGACCTTGGTACGCCGTCCGTCCGGAAAAGTACCGTGACCATCCCCGGCAGGAACGGTGCACTGGACTTGACGGAAGCCATTACCGGTTTCCCAGTGTACGACAATGCAACACATAAGCTGACGTTCGACTTCAAGGACGGGACTTACAGCACCTGGCTGTCAAAAGCCAGTGACATCCGCGGGAAACTGCACGGCAGGCGGCTCCCGGTCATCTTCGGGGATGACGGCTATTATTACGATGCCAGGGTAAGCGTGGACAGCAGCAAGCTCAACCAGCATTACAGCCAGATCGTGGTCACACTGGATGCGGAGCCGTACAAGCTGGCACGGAAAACGTCACTGGATGACTGGGAATGGGACAGCTTCAATTTTGAAACGGATATCATCAGAGACTATAAAAACATCCCGGTACCGGGTGAAATCACGGTCGTAGGGGATGTGATGCCGACGGGGTGTGTTTTTGAAGCTTCGGCGGCGGTCACAGTGACATATGACGGAAAAAGCTACCAGATCCCAAAAGGGCACAGCACGGTGCCTGATATCCTGATCACAGAGGGCAGCCATACCATGCAGTTCGAAGGGGATGGCGGCATGGTTTCCGTAGAATACAGAGGGGGCAGGTTCTAATGTATAAGATCACGCTGGATGGTTCCAACCTGTACCATCCGTGGATAAGAGGCCGCTGTATTACAGAAGGGGCACTGACGCAGGAAGTCAACAAAAACGGTTCCTGTGATGTCTCGATCGTCCTGGACCATCCGCTTGCGGCATCCGTCCTGCGGCGAAAGTCCATGCTGGAAGTAATCCGGTTCGGCCTGACGGGCAGTGAGAAGACGATCTATCGGGGTGTTGTGATGAACACCGTCGAAGACAGGAACCTTGAGATGGAGATCCAGACAGAAGGCGACCTAGTATTTTTTCAGGACAGCATCATCCGTCCATTCCACAAGACCGGCACGGATGTACCGGGAAAGACAACGCCAGGAAATTATTTCAAGTGGCTGGTTAAGAAGCACAACGAACAGGTGGATGATTTCAAGCAGTTCCTGATCGGTCGGGTGACTATTACCGGGGAAGCGGCAGATCGGGAGCGGAACGATTACAGCACCACGAGGGACATAATGGATGAACTCGTCGCAGAAAGCGGCGGGTATATCCGAACACGAACCGTCGGCGGTGTGCACTATATTGATTACCTGGCAGAATATGAACAGGCAGGCGGCCAGGATATACGGCAGGGGCAGAACATAATTGATGTTACCAAGAACGTCAAGACGGATGACCTTGTAACACGTCTGATCCCGCTCGGGTCATCGACGTCAAACAACGAATGGCCGGTCACGATCGCAAATGTAAACGGTGGCAAGGATTACCTGGAAGACGCAGCAGCCGCCAAAGAATACGGCATCATCACGAAGACCGTGGAGTTTTCCGAAATACAGGACCCCACGAAGCTGAAAGAAGAAGGCGAAAAGGCATTTAAGAAGATCAACGGGGTAAATCTGGTGACAGAATTATCTGCAATCGACCTGTCGGATGCCGGTTATGATGTGGATATGCTGCGGATCGGTGAAAAGGTTTTTTGTGCAGCACCCACGTACAACATACAGCAGCAGCTGCAGATCACGAAGAAGGTGACAGACCTGTTAAAACCGGCAAACAGCAAGGTCACGCTTGGCGGTACGGCATTAACATACACACAGCAACAGCTGCTGGCAGGGCAGGGGCGTGTGAAGTACACAACAGTAACGGCGATAACGAATGGGCAGATTGATGAGATCTGCATTTACAGTTAAAAGAAAGGAAGAAAAACATTATGGCAAAATTTTTGGATACAGCGGGATTAACTTATCTTTGGGGCAAGATCAAAAAAGCATTATCAGGGAAGGTAGACAAAGTAAACGGTAAAGGACTGTCTACGAACGACTATACGACAGCAGAGAAGAACAAACTGACAGGAATCGAAACCGGTGCGAACAAATATGTGCATCCGAGTTATACGGCGAAAACAAACGGACTGTACAAAGTGACCGTGGATGCAACCGGACACGTATCTAGTACGACACCAGTTACTAAGACAGATATCACAGGCTTAGGCATCCCGGCATCAAACACGACCTACTCTGACTTCAAGGGTGCAACAGCTAATGCGGCAGGTACACACGGACTGGTACCGGCACCGGCGAAAGGCGATACGGGTAAACTTCTGAGCGGTAAAGGAACATGGGAAGCCATGACAATGGCCTATACTGAAGAAGATTACACGCAAGCATCTGTTGGTCTCACTTTTGCAGGAAGTACCGTAAAAGCAATTATTCCAGTTGCAACTACTGGTAATATGGGTCTCATGCCTCCAGCGATGTTTTCAAAACTGAATGATTTGCCAACAGAGACAGATTTATCTGGTATCTATGCGAAGAAATCCGACATTACAGGCGTGTATAAGTACAAGGGTTCCCTGGCAGATGCAACAAAACTGCCGACTACAGGGCAGGTTGCCGGTGACGTATACAACCTGGAAGCAGCATCTGACTACGGCCCGGCAGGTACCAACGTGGCGTGGGACGGCAAGGCATGGGATGCACTGGGCGGATTGTTTGTGGTCGATGCACTTACCAATGCCGAAATTGATGCAATCTGCGTGTAAAGTGAATTGATATAAGGAGGAAGGAACATGGCATATCTAGATAAGGCGGGGCTTACTGAGTTATGGAAGAAAGTGAAAAGTTATGTGGATGCCAATGGCGGAGGAACACCGACAACGATTACAGGAAATGCAGGAACAGCTACAAAACTCCAGACAACACGGGCAATAGATGGCGTTAATTTCAATGGTACGGCTGACATTGCCCATTATGCCGTGTGTTATACGACAGGATCGACCGCCGCAAAGACGGTCAGCCTGTCGAACTTTAAGCTGGCAGCTGGTGCAAGAGTGTTTGTGCGTTTCAGTTATGCCAACACCGCTGCAAATCCAACACTGAACGTCAATAGTACAGGGGCGAAGCCAATCTATTACCGGAACAGCAACATCCCTGCAGAGCTGATAGATCAGTACACGGTTTTGGAGCTGGTCTACAGCGGATCATACTGGTTTGTAGTCGGAAATATGAATATCCTGACCAAGGGCGACAGCATAAATATTGAATGTTTCACGGCTGGCTATGTGACATCCGCAGGCAAGGAAGTGCAGTTCTGCATTCCGGTATCGACACCGATTGTCGGCTGCAGTTCTGTTAGCATAGCATCGGCAACCGGACTGCAGATCCGGCAGAATGGGAATTATATTTATGGTGGCAATGCATCCACGCTGGTAGCGGCATCGTCCTACCGGGGCGTTGTCAACCGTAATATGGTATCTATTGCCGCAACGATGCCGAATACAACCAACGCAGTCAACAATGCACCATGTGGTGTGCATGCGGCATTGAAGCTGACATTTTCATAGGAAAGGGGAACAGGAATGGCTATAACAGAGAACTTAAAAAAGATACTGGCGGCAGTCTACGGGCGGGATGTCCGGCAGTCGATCCATGACAGCATCCAAGAATGTTACAATAACGCTGAGGCGTGTAAGAGTTATACAAATGAGCACGTAAAAGATATGGAAACAAAGATGGCAGGTATTACAGGACAGAGTAAGGCGTTGATGGCAAAAACACGCAAGGATGTCCGGAATGTACAGGCAATTTTTTCAGTAGAAAAAACAGTGTCTATCACAGACGGCAAACTGTGGGAAGCACAAGATGCTGGCAGTTCGTGTGTACTTATGGAAGGGGCAAAAACACAGTGTACAACACTGAATGTACAACGAGGCGAACGGTATATCATACATACGAGCATGGTATCACGAGCCGGTAGTGGACGCGGAAAATATCCGATTATTTTTGCAGTTGATAACAGCAGTGCCGGATTCACAATGGTTTCAGCTGTAGAAATCGAAGAAGAAGGGGACTGTGATTATATCGTTACTGTTCCGGATAATGCAAAGTATATGATGATATCAGCCAACGAGAACGGCGAAGGTATCTGGGTGCGAAGAATCAATGTTCTCACAGAGTAACAAGAAAGGAAAGACTAACGAGGATGAAAAAAGAAATGGTTTGCACGATCACAGGAGCAATCGGTGGGACGATTGCTTATTTTTTTGGAGGCTGGGATCAGGCTCTTGTAACTTTAATCATTTTCATGGCAATTGACTACATATCCGGTCTGATTGTTGCCGGTGTGTTCCACAACAGCAAGAAGACGGAATCCGGAACACTGGAAAGCCGGACAGGCTGGAAAGGTCTGTGCAGAAAATGTATGACGCTGCTGTTTGTTCTGGTAGCGTACCGGCTGGATCTGGCAATCGGTGTGGATTACATCAGGAATGCTGTGATCATCGGATTTATGGCGAACGAGC